TTAACGGGTAGTCAAACGATCATATAACTCATTGGCATATTTATGATTGGGATGGTTCACATTCATATACGCCTCATAAAGAGGATGGGATGGATCCGATTCCATCCGCATGGCTTCCTCCGCGGGGGAAGGCACCGCATTTCCTGTATGATGGAGAGGAGCTTCATCAAGCAGGCGTGATGCCTGGTACAACAGGCGGATTGCATCCGGATTGGAACCGAGTCCCGGATTATCCAGTAAAGCGTCCGCATCCACCCCTGTTTCAGAGGCAAGCCGCCGAAGAACGGCAGCAGCCCTGCCCATGTTGCGTTCATAATTGGAACCCCATTCCTGCTGAAGGGACTGTTCCGCCTGCATTTCCATCTCCATCCGGGCATCTTCCATGTGCTCGCGGGCCTCATCATATGCCTGGGCCATCGTCTCCTGAAGAGCGTTCATTGCCTCCGGCGGCACTCCGTAACGATAGGCCGTGCGGGCCATGCGTTCTGCCAGGTCAGCATTCCATTCGCTTTCCGGCGTGGATTCTGGACGTTCCAGGCGATATTCTTCCTCCGACTCCGGCAATCCGGCCAGCCGGCGGAACCGCGCCATCTGTTCTTCATTCTCCACGCCGGGATAACGTCGCAGGCGTTCCAGCTCCGCGTAACTCTTCGCCAGAGCCTCCGGCGTCTTAAACTTGGAAAGAGATTTCTCCATCCCTTTCAACTCATCAAACCGGGCGTACCAGTCCGGAGCAAAACCACCGTCCTCACCCAGAAGGGGAGGAAAAGGTTCAGTTTGAACTTCGGTTTCGGACAGTGCGTCCGTCTCCGGGGAAACGAAACCGGAACCCTCCGCATCCCTGAAAGGAGCGGCCATGCTGTTATCAATGGAATCAATCATTTTTCTCTTCTTCTGTGGTTTCTTTAATGGCTAATTGAAGCTGGCGGCGGATGTACAGAAAGATCTCCCTGTAGGCATCCCTCCTCATGGCGTCCAGAGGGTCGTAATTCCCCGGACTTCCTTGAAAAACGGGCAAATCAGTCTGGAAACGGGTTTCCAGAAAGGTAAGCGCCTCACGCCCGTCCGGGGTGTCAAACACCCGGAGAAGCTGGCGCCTTTTGAGACGGGCCTCCCGGACGGAGGCCTCCTGCTGCAATGTCGTATCCTGGTTCATTTTTGAATCGCGGTTAACTGGTCAAGCAAAGGATTGAGGGAAGCATAAGGATCCTCTTCCGCCGGAGCCAGGGAGGCTCCCTGCTGGAGGTCCGCCCGTTCCTTCCGCATGGCACGGACATCGGCCCAGGGCCTCAGCATGCTCTCCGGGGCGCCGTCCACACGGGCGGACAGGCGGAAACAGTGGTCCCAGTCCACATGATCCGCCAAATCCGGGGCAGCCTGCATCATCATATTCAGCCGCTGAAGGCTGCGGTCCATCCCTTCACTCTGCAAGCGCCTGAGCACCAGGGCAATCTTTGACTGATAGACAACCCTGGGTTCTCCCACGGCAACGGAGCCGTCCCTCCCTACCCTCAATACCGCACGGGGTGGCCTGGGAAACTTGCCCATCCGGAACAGCAGGGAAAAAATGCGTGTCATTGTGGAATACAGATCACTCACAAACAGCGTGAAGGAAGGAGAAAACATCAAGACGCGCTCATTCTCCCGCGCCATGACCTCCGTGGCAGTCATATTGCCGCGGTGCCCGCTCCAAAGCTCCAGCATGGGCAGATAATAGGCACGGCGTATCGCATCCTGCTTCTGTGTCAGACGGTCCATCCCAACATCATACCTGCCCTGCGTAGCCCATTCCCGGGGAAGGTGAAGGGAAGCGGCCTCCGGGGTAATGACGGTCCTGCCGCCGGCCCGCAAATCCACTTCCCCAATCTGGTTGGCGAGCTCCAGAATACGGGGAAAGGCGGCCACCTCGCCAAGAGTATCCAGAATACGGTTCAGGAACTGCACCTGCTGGATGGCGGGAAACACCAGCCTGCCGGGAGCCAGACCGTACGGGCCGCTGCCCCACTTCAAAAAGCGGGTCACCAGATAAGGGAACTCCATGTATCCCCCTTCCTCCACAATCACCTGGTCGTCCAGAGACAGGTAAACGCTTTCAAACGGCATGTGGGAGGCCTGCTCCCTGCGGCGGCTGCGCCGGGTGCGCGGGCGCACAACATGCAGAAACCTCAGAGTTGTGGCATACGGATTGCCTCCGCGCTCCAGAACTTCCCGAGCCTTGGGCCCCAGAGCTTTCACCCCGAACATGGAGCGTGCCTGATGAGCCGTGTAGGTAAACTCCCTGACGTAGGTATCCACCCGGCCTTCCGCATTCTCCGCACAGGCGAACTGTCCGCACGGAATATTGGTAAACAACAGCCTTCCGTCCGAGGATATGCCCGTAAACAGACTTCCGGTCCCCAAAGCCACCCGGTCCAGAAAACACTCATGAATCTCCGTATAAAAATTGGAAACGGACAATTCTTTCAGGGCAATTTCCGAACACTGGTTATACCAGGCCTCCGCCTCGTCGCCTCCCCGGTCATCCGGAGCCGACCACTTGAACCATACGTCATGGCTGGGCGTAATATAGGACATATGGCCGCTGGCCAGCTTCTGGCATGCCTCCACAGCCGTAGTATCCGTCATGCGGTCCATGGCGTCCCTGTTGGGTAGGGAAACATCCCCTTCCCGATTCAGGCGGCGAGGCAGCACGTAATCCCTCAGACGGTCCCACCACGTTTCCCATGGCGCGCGCTGGGCGGCCAGGGACTTGTACACGGAATTCAATTCCGCAGTTCTTTCTTCCATGGCAGCGCCTATCCCAGAGTTTTCCTAAGCAGAGTCCGCGGATTGACCTCCCCCTGCCCGGCGGAAGAATGACGGCGCGCCAGAATGGTGGAAATCATTCCCTGCCTCTGCCGTTCCCGGGCCTGATAATCTTCCCCTACTTCTTGTTCCACGCTCTCCGCCTTGACCGGGATGGTCTGCTCCGGAGCAGAAGCGGAAGGTGTGGACGGTTTCATAAATCCCATAATTTCTTTTGCTTTCTATTCATGGTTGATACTGATTCCCCTTCCCTTCTGCCGGATATAAGGCTCCAGAGGATGCCGGACGCCCGCCTCACAGACAATCCATGCGGCGGGAGCGTTCTTTTCCCATGGAAGGAAAGGGAGCTCTCTCCACCTGCCCGGACAATCCGGGCAAGTGCTTGCATTTATCAAATAAACAAATCGGCAAAAAATGCACCTGAGGAAAAACCGGACGCATACATGCCATTGGTGGCATCAAAGAGGTCGCCTCCAAACGTGATGCATTCCGCATCCGTTTCCTCCAAAACATAGGGCGCTATGATCAATGAATCCTTACTTCAGCCGGATACGCCATCCGCGCTGGACATATGCAACGCGGCCCTCTCCAAAATAGGGGAGGCACCTCTGGACGCGCTGATTGCCAATGAATCCACGGCATCCCGCCTTTGCGTTCTTCATTACCATCCGGCCCGCAGGGAAACCCTTTGCATGGCGCGCTGGACCTTCGCCGCCACGCAAACCACTCTGGACTCCGTTTCCGCACAGGCGCCCAATTCCCTGACCCCCTATCAATTCACGCTGCCCGCAGACTGCCTGCGCGTGCTGGATGTGGAATGCTCGGAATGGAAAATGCAGGGACGCCGCATTCATGCTTCCTGCGCCCCGCTTCCCCTAAGCTACATTGCCGATATTGAAAACGCCGACCAATTCGATCCCCTCTTCATGGACGCACTGGCCACCCGGCTGGCAGAAAAACTGGCCATGCCCCTGACGGGCAACCAAAGCCTGCGCCAGAATCTTAACCAGGAATTCCATAAAATCATTCTTCCGCAGGCGGCTACCGTCAATGCGGTGCAGTGCTTTTCCAATGATTCCCACCCGCTGCTGGATTTGCTGAGAAAAATCAAATCGCCCTCTTGCCCGGAAGAATGTGAATAACATGAGAATAATAAGCAAATAACATAATAATAAATTGTGAATACATACTCATGAAAGCACTGGATTTCATACAGATATTTGCCTCCAACGTCCGCAGGCTGGACTTTCGCCTCAGCAGTGCCCAGGTCATCCTGGCCGTCATTGCCGGGTACAGGCGCCACAGCACCATTACGGAAGCCACACGCCTGCACCCTAATACCGTCACCAATATCCTGCAGGATCTCATTGCGCAGGGATATGTCAACCGTATTGGAGACGGTCGCCCTTATGTTTACCGGCCCACTGCGGATGGAGAACAGCTTGCCGGAAACCTGCTGGACAAAAATACATTCCCCGGCACATGAAAAATCCCCTGCTCAGTACGGAAGAAAAACGCCGCTGGTTGGCCCGCGTTTTCCGGGACGAGGACGGGGAATACTCTCAGGCGGACAAATTCAAGGCGCTGGTGGAAGACACCAAACTGGCAGCCCTGCAGCAGGAAGAGGAGGAATTCAAACGCCAGCGGGAAATGGGCGCTGCACCACAGGACCCCATCCTGGCTCTGCTCCAGTCCCTCCCCCCGGCAGAACTCAATCTCAATAATCACCCCTCTTCCTGACAACTTAACAAGATGATGGAACAAAAAAGCTCTCTAGACCAAACAAGCTCGGAGAGCTTTTTCTTTTTCAATCCACGCACTCCTTGCGGAGTGCGACAAACGGGAGGGGAAATAACATGGACGCGTTGCTGGTTTCAATCCACGCACTCCTTGCGGAGTACGACCGGGTTGCCGGATGACTAATTGCACTCTTGAATTCGTTTCAATCCACGCACTCCTTGCGGAGTGCGACCCCAGTGCACGCTTTCACGCTGTCAACCGCGCTGTTTCAATCCACGCACTCCTTGCGGAGTGCGACTGAATATTGAATCTTCCAGTGAAGAAGAAGAAGAAGAAGTTTCAATCCACGCACTCCTTGCGGAGTGCGACCACCAATGAGGAATGACAGGATAGTTGATATAAGTTGAATCAGGGTTGAAATCCGTTGGAACCCTAGAAAACACGGGAGTTAAGGAGGATCAGGCCAGTCATGAGCTATCTTATAAAAGTCGGAGCTGAAAAGAGGGTAAATGACAAGTATCTGATATAAGTACACAAGCTATGCAGGGATGCTGCACAAGAGCTGCAAAGAGTAGGTGATAGAGCAACGACAAGGTAAAAAATCATGATAGGATGCCCCGCATGTGTACACCTACATATTGTATCCCCTTGTACGGCTCCGTTACCGTTATATCCCCAGCAGACCGGAAGAAAAAGAACCCACAAATTTATCACCTTCATGATACCGCTGTCGTGTTGATGTGGACAACTCGTGAGGGAAGTAAAACGACGTGCTGGGTGCGGGATATGCTCGACAACGTGTGGATTGTGATCAGGGATGAGAGAGAAGATGATTGAAAACAAAAAGGCCGCCAGGAACAACCTGACGGCCTTAATTGTATCATAGCCTAGTCATCACAACATAAAGCACGGACAAAAGGTGTCATTTCCTCGCCCTGATGATCCTCCAGCAGTTGCTCTATCCTTTCGTCAATGATGCACAGGACAGTAGAATAGAGACTATCAGCATACAGTGACTGCTTGGTGGTGACAACAAGCGCTTGGATGGCTAGATTGGACTGTTGGCCATTGCGATCAATAACGTAGCAATTAAGCTTATCGCCCGGCTCTAAGGTTTTCATGATAGTTTTTCTGTTATTTCAATCCGCACATCCACAGGAGGCATGCACCAGGCGGGGGCGTCCGGTCTGGCATCGGAATTGATGATACATCTCTTGCCTAAGATATCGGTATCCCTGAGGAGCAGGAAGCATCCAAAGGCTGGTAGGGTAATCATAGACATTGCCGAGGCGGTATGCGATAGCTATCTCCTGATCCTGGTAGTATAGATCGTACTGCTTGCGCGTAATACCGCAGCCATCCTTGACGACATCCCAGTACCGAGGACGCAAGGGTATCAGAGCAAGCCTCCTGCTCATGGCTGTATCTCCTCTTGTGGAACGATCCTCCATCCACAGTACCCCTCCGCATTACTGGGCTGCTCCATGTCGATGCAAGTTATGCAATCAGCATCTGCCTCGTATTGGTACCTAACCCTGCCAAAGCTGCACTCAACTATACTGCCCTGCCTGGCTTGATCCAGAGCCTGCTCGTAAGTGAGCGGGAAGTCCCCTCCCGGCAGGTAATCCTGCATGTCGATGAGGAGGGAATCAAACTCATCGACAACCACATGGCCGGAAAATCCACTCACTACATTACTCGTCGGAGGAGGCGAAGAGATAAGCCTATCCGCATCCAGCACGGCTTGCTGATACGGCAATAGGTACAGGGGCGTCTCCTGTCTCATCATGGCATCCCCTCCCGGCTATCTTGTGATACAATACGCCATCCAGATCGGGCCTCAGCGCTGCCAATGTCGATAGTCCAGTCCTGCCAAATATGATCCACCAACACCCCTCTGACGGGGTCAAACACTGCCATAATGCGGTATCCTAATGGTTGAGATATGCAAGAACACTCAATAAGTGCACCCTGCTTGGCAGCTTTGAGTGCCTCAGGCCATGTGAGCGGATAAGTAGGATCACTCATGGCTGCACCTCCTGATCTGGCATCCATATATTACTGTGGAATCCCCGCGCGGTGGGCTTATGAGGCCCAGGAGTGGGAACAATACGTACAGCCCCGACATGATCAGCCAGCTTGCCGGGCGGCATAGTGCACGGATCAGCGTGCGGTTCGTAGGTCTCCTGCCCGGTTTCAGCGGCCATCTTGCGAGCCTCCGCCCGTCCCCGGTTGATGACGGTGTACATCAGGTGCCGGACGTGTTCCACGGCGGCCCAGTTGCGCAATGCCTGGTACACATCCCGGCCCGTGCAAGGCAGGTGCAGCTGGTCGCGCACAATCTCGGCCAGATAGTCCGGAGTTATCTCATAGCGCTGCATGGCATCACGCAGATTGTGGATGGCCTTGTCCATCTCCGACCAGGTACGGTCCTTGACAGGCGCACAGCCAAGATAGGATGCCAGCCTATTATAGATAGGTACGTAGTGCTCCTGGGTGGCTTTGGTCAATGACTCGGTGATCCCTGTGGCTGCCCAGACCTCGTCGTGCCTCCAATCTCTCAGAGACGGGAGGGGGCATCCCTGGGACTGGATACGCTTGTAGGCCTTGCCGGCCATAATGGACAGTACGGCGATCTGTCGCTTGGTAAGTGGCTTATTGTTCATGACCGGGATTTTGTAGAGCCTTGATCAGTTGTTGCCGCTGCTTGGGCGTCAGATAGACAAGAGTGGCTGTTGCTCCTCCTCTATCAGTGCCCGTCCAGATAGTCAGCAGGGTCTGGTATCCATAGTCTTTAACCTCAATCTTAGTCATCCCTGGTACTCCTCTCTACGTAAAAAGTCTCCACTTGTTTGATCTCCAACCCCAGCTTGGCGAGCTTGTGAGGCTTGACATGCTGGCGGATCGCATCCTTGTCAGGAGTCACCTTGGTGACCAGGTACGCCTTGCGGCGCGTAGTCTTGAGCAGGGCGACAATCTTGTCCCACGTCCAGCCCTTGGCAGGCTTGAGGGAGGGCTGCCCCAGGCGGTAGCCGTAGGTAGTCAGGGCGGTGGTGCCGGATTTACGGCCCTTGGAAAACAGCTCGTCCCTGCGGGGGGATGCCCATTGCTCGGCCAGTTTGGTGAGCCGGTCAATCTCCCTGGTCAGCTCGCTTATTTTGGGGTCGTGATCCGTGAGCACTTGCTGCATGGCGGCCTCCTTGGCGGCCTGCAAGGTGTCCAGTTCAACACCCTTGCGGGCGATGTCGTCCAGGGTCTGACAAAATTCAGCCTTGTCCTTAATAACCTGCTGGTCGGTTGCTTTAGTGGTTGTGCGTATTTTACCCATTGTTGCGTGTGTGTTGTTTGTTGAGTTGTTTTCTCTTTTTGGCCAGCATGTTTACGACATGCTGCCAGGTAAGGTCTGGCGTGGCGCTGAGCCACTCCAGAAATCGCTCTCCATCTACAGGGACGTAGTACTGTCCGAGCTGCTCCAGCCGGATGGCGATCATGCCCGGCCAGCGGGGGTCGCAGACTTCCCAGTGGTCACAGGCTCCGGGGAAGCGGGAGAGTTGCAGGCCGATGAGATAGGCCAGTGTATTGGGATCGTAGGTCATGGCTGGTCAATGTAGATGTAGACGGGAGGGATGGGATTAACAGGCTCGGCTCTGTTGATCAGCTTGTGTACCAGGTCATCAGAGGAAAGATGATTGCCGTGATTGGCGCGGTTCAGCTCTGAGCGGATACCCTCGGTCATGATTCTTCGGCACTCCGGGCAGACCGCATAGGTCTGCCCATGGCGCTGGATGATCTCCAGGCGTGCGTGCCGGTGGTAATAGCAGTAGATGTCCTCATTCATGGCGGCGGCCCTCTTTGGAAGCATCAAAAAAGCGAGGCAGGAAACGCTTACTCAGTTCTCCCGTGTTGCGATTAAGGTGCATGTTGATGCCTGTGACATCGTGCATCAGGTTAAAAGCATCAGCCTGCTCCATGTCAGCAAGCCGCAGTGGGCACCCGTTGCAATGACATGCTTCCAGGTCCATCTTGGATATCCATCTCATCGACGTCGGTATTGCCGTATTTACGGTAAAGGGCGACAGCCCGCTTGGCGATGCGCTCGATGATCTCACGCTCCGCAGGTGTGGCGGTAAACATATCTTTCATTGTTTGGCCTCCCTTGGGAGCCGGTTTGACATTGGGGGCTTGCCGCCCCCTGTCCTGTTGATTGTTAGTGTTGGTGCTGTACATGATGGTGGTGTTATTGGTTGGAAGTTGAGTCAGGCTGGTCGGCCTCAGTGGGGCCGACGGTGATACTGGCCAGGCGGATATTGCCCAGCAGGGCGTGCAGATGGGATATGGCCAGATTGAGGGAGTCATAGTCCGTCTTGGTCAGGAGGGCCACCTTGCAATGGCTGACCCGATCAACATGGATATGCTGGGTGATGTAAAGCAGCTGACGGTGCCGTTCCCACTGCGCCTCGCTCAATACCGGGATAAGTTCCAGAGAAAGGCTGTGATGCGTGGTGATGAGGGCGTCGAGGTCAGCCAGGCGGAGGACCACATATCGGGTTCCTCCCAGGTCAACGATGGTGTATTTAATGGTCTTCTTGCGCATGATTTTTTTGAGGGGGGGGGTTATACGTATTCCGGCATCTTGCCGGCTTCCATTTCTTCAAGTTTTCGGACGGCGGCCAGGTAGTAGTCCCATGTAAGGTCCACCCCGGCATTGTTGGCGGCCTCCACCCCTTTGCGCAGGCGCTTGGTGGTCTTGCCGAATCCGTACAAATTGGCCTGCTGCTTGAGGGTGGCCAGCATGGCCCGGCTGGGGGACGGATAGCCGTAATAAGTCCACAGGGTTTCCAGGTCGCGGGTCTCGATATGGTCCGGGAGGCGGTAGATATTGGCCGCCCCTCGCTTGGAGGTTTGCTCCAGGATGCCTTTCCACTTGTCATTTTTTTCGACGTACTCGGCCAGGACGGGCGTGCCCACCAGGAGCATGCCGCACTGGGTCTCGTCGTAGATCTCCCGCAGCTGTTCAATGCCCTTGCGTCCGGTCTTGTCGCTGTCCAGCGCGTGGTGGATCTCGTCGACAATGAGCAGGTGCTCCGGAGTCAGGCGGTTGACAATCTTGGCAATCTGGAACTCGGTGTTCCCCTTGACCGACAGGCCTAATTGGGCGGCAATGCGGTAGAGCAGCCGTCCCGGACTGGTGACCACCGGGCAGCGCACCATGATAACCGTACCGGGATGGCGGCGGGCGTACTCCTTGAGCGCCCAGGTCTTGCCCCACTGCGTCTTGCCCACCAGCATGGAGGCGTATTGGTTGACGTGGGTCAGCTCGGCAATCTGCATCACGTAGCGTGCCAGAGCCGTCTCGATAAACGGCCCGTCAGACGCTGATTGCTGGCGCAGGGCCAGCAGACCGCACAGGTCATCAAGCTTGGAAAGATGAGGGCCGGTCGGGGCCTGGTAAGCGCCAATCAGCAGGCGGTGCATGACCGTCGTGCTCACCGGCAGCTTGTCGGCCAGCGTGCGCAGCGTCCAGTCATGGTCTACTGCGTAGTTGATCAGGTCGGTGAGCATCTTCTTGTGAGCCGGTTTGTACGGCGTATCCTGAATGCGGTCCAGATACCTGCTCAGGTTGGCATTGTTGTTGATTTTTGTAATATCGTCCATATTGTTATTATTGTGTCTGTTATGTTATAAAAATCTTACATCGGGCAGGTCGTGGGGCAGCTCGTCGTCATTGCTGCCACTGGCGGGGATGAGGCTGATGTCCGGCATGGACTCGGCCGCCGCCGTGGCTGCCCTGGTCACGGTCCGCTTATCGGCGGGAGTGGGGGTGAGGGAGTATGCCTGGGCATACTCGGCGGCCGTCACCGGCTTGCCCTCCATCAGGCGCCTGTTGTGCTCGCGCTTGCGGACGATGTCCGCCTCGGTATTGGCTCCGATGATGCGGGCATATTCCAGCTGCTGCTCCCGATACCCGGCCGCCTTGCCCATGGCCTGCTCCACGGCGTGCGTATCCGCCGTGCATACCCTCTGCACGAGGGAGGCCGTGCCGATGACGCGCCCGTCCTGCCCGCACACAAAGAGCTGATTGTCATCGTAGGGATTGACGTAACCCTGGTACGTGCCGTGGGGCAGAACCCGGACGGCTCCGTCAGGAGTCGCCACGCGGGCCTCGTAAATCAGGTCTTCATCACGGATGGTTTTGTCGCGCATCCGGATGTAGGCGCTGGCCACCTTGATGGGGCGGGCCATGTCCGTGCCCAGGATCTGGCAGATGCACCAGGGGGGCAGCTTGATGAGCCTGTTGCCCGGTTTGGCCTCCTCGCAGGCCCATGCCTCGGAGGGGCTCATCCGGCGCCGGCGCACCAGGTCGGCCCCGGTTTCGCAGGCGGTGCGGATGATCTGGGCGGCCATGGACGGCTCCACCTCGGAGGACGGTGTCCAGGAGGCGGAAGCCGAGAGGCGCAGCTCCTCGACCATGAACCCGCATCGCTCCCAGCCCTCCAACCTGTGGTCGGTGCGCGTGTTGATGTCGCTGACTATCTTGGTCAACTCGCGGCTCAGCTCGTCCATGGTCAGCATGTAGTGCTTGAGTTGACCGGCTTTATTCGCGGGCAGCTTGTCCATCGCCTTGATGAGCTGCTCCTCGGCGCGTACCAGCCCGTGCAGGGTTTCCGGGGGCGTGCGGTCGTGGCCGGTGGCTCCCGGCAGATGGCTGATACGGTTGTGCTGCAGGTTGTGGTAGCTTTCCAGCGCCGCCTTGTGGCGCGGGTTGCCCACGCCCCGGCCGCCATGGCCCTGCTTGAGCGTCTGGCGCACGCCTCCGATGCCGGAGCGGTCCACCTTGATCAGGCCGCCGCTGGCATGGTAGAGCAGGTCTTCCAGCTCCTTGCTGATAGCCGCCGTTCCGTTTTCGACGACGAGCGTCGTCCCCTTGGGCGAGTACCCGACGGTAGCTCCCCACAGGGCCAGGATGCTGCGCATATCCCGCTGGTTAAGATGGATCATCTTGCCCGTCTCCTCATCGCGGCGGCGTATCTTTTGCCCCCACGCCACACGCTTGCCCGTAAGGTACTCCAGCACGCCCAGCTGCAGGGGCTGCCCTTTGTCCCGCCCGGAAAGCACCATCAAGTCAAGCCAGACGTCGTCAAAGAGGAAATGACTGCCCAGCCAGAGCCCTTCGCGGGTGGCCAGTACCTGCGCCAGCTGGGGCGCGGCGGCCCGGATGCCCTGCTTGAGCGCCACCGTCTCCAGAGATTGGGGAGCGAGCCTCTGCAGATTGCGCAGGCTCCAGCCGGAGGGGACGCGCGGCCAGCCCGGCCAGTCCTCATAGCCGGGGATGGTGTCGCGCCTCTCCGTCCAGGTCTTGAGCAGGAGTTGGCGGGCCGTGGGGATGCCTCCGTTGCGCTGGCACCGGGTGCAGAGGCCGTGCCAGTAGGCAAGGAATTTGCTGAGGGTGACGCGGCTGCGCGCCTGTATTTTACGGTAGCGGCGGTCCACCAGGGAGAGGGGATTGTCGCCGTTGTTGCGCCAGATGTCATACCAGCGGCGCATAGTCACCGGGGAGATGCCGCAGAGGGCGGCGGCATCCCGGATGGCTTCCTGCTGCCCGCCATAGCAGGCGCTGGCCTCCCTGATGCGCTTGCAGGCCGCATAGAGGGCCAGCACTCTGTCCCGCTCCACCAGCGGCAGATCGTCCATGGTGATATTAAAGTCCATTATCTTAAAGTGTTGTTGTACCGTTGACTATGCCATCCATCGTGGCCCTGACGCTCTGCACGTCGGCATCGGATACCTTGCGGGCGTAAGCGGCCAGGGAATCGGCAAACAGCTCACGCTCCTGGAGGCGCAGCAGGTGGACGTAGCCCTGGTCGACAAAGGTTCCCAGCTGTTTGAGGAGGCAGGCAGCGTCTTGCTCGGCCTGGTGCCGGCGGCGCTCCAGTTCTTCCGGGGGGAGGTTGAGGGCGGCCAGGTCATTGGCCAGCTTATCCATCGGGGTGAGGGCCTGCGCCCCGTCAGGGTTGCCGGAGCCGGTAAAGCCCAGGGGCTTGACCCGGTCGTGCGTTGTCCGCTTGCGGGTGGCAATCACGCCCAGGTTGAGCATCATTTGCCGGGGTGTCTCGGCTCCGTCGGTGGCCTTGGCTACCAGTTCCGGAGGGGGGGATGGAGCCGTCCGGTCATTCAGAGTGGCGTCCAGTTGGGCGGATTCGGTGGCAGAGAGCCTGGCCTTAGCCGCTTTATAACAGCGCATGTAGCGGTTGGCTGTCCTTTGATCGAAATCCAAATTCGACACATGTGTCGAATTTGATGCGGCCTTGAATAACTCTCCCCACTCTCCATGATCCGTCGCGGCCTTAAGATCTACCAGCAGCTTGCCCAGTTTGAGTCCTGCCGTCACGGCATTGCGCCCGGCGCATGCCGCCATCTCGGCCTGGGCCTGGGCATACCGGTGCAGGCGGTTGGCCTCGCTGACGCCCAGCGCCACCCGCGTTTCCGCGGTTATCATAAGCTCGTGTTTCATTGGTTGTCGAAATGTTGTTGACGATTGATCTCCTGCTGCAGGATGTAACGGTTGAGGGCCACCCTCAGCTTGACCAGGGCTTTGTCCTGCAGCTCCCAGACAGCCTTGTCGGACAATCCCAGGTAATGGGCCAGTTCCGGGCAGGTGAGCGGGCCGTCGTGTGCCACCCGGTAATGGCGACGCACCTCCGGGATGTTCCACAGGGCACCCCAGATGGCCCATTCTTCGGCCGTCATGGGCGCGTTCATATCAACGGGCGTGTCGTTCATCATCGTGCGGTCTTTCTATGACCGGCAGGATGGCCGTGCGCGGGTCCTTGATGCCGTCGCGCACCTGCCGCTCCTCCGTATCCAGATACCAGCCTCCCACCTTGACCATTCCCAGGAAGGCCAGGCCCATGACTGCTATGGCGGCAATAAGATTGACGGCGCTCCTCAGCATCGTTACCTGCTCCTCCTTAATGACGTCAGTTTTTTGCGCGGCAACCTCCGGATGCGGGCTTTCAGGGCGTTGCCCCGGTCTGGCGCTCCTTTGAGGACGCGGCGGAGATGACTGGCTGTCACTCCTAATACTTCGGCGGCTTCGGTCGGAGTGTATCCATGACCCAGTAACCATTGAATGTTGATGATCTTTTCTTGCGTGGTCATTGTCATTTGTGTTAAGTCTGCCTTATGGCCGCCTTTATGGGGCGGTCTCATAAATGTGAGATACATTAACAGGTGTGACCATGCAAGAAAAAAATGATACAGATGTGAGTTTTTGTAGCCGTTTTGCCGACTTGCTAAACAACTGTGAATACTCACAACGTCAAGTGGCCGTTAAGCTAGGATTAACAGAGGGAGCTATTATCAACTACAAACGCGACCGTATACCCAAAGCATGGGAACTATTACGCATTGCTAAATTTTTTGGCGTAACGATGGAATGGCTGTTGACTGGCAAGGATCCCATGATTCAGGCATCGCCAGATTCTTGGCGGGAAAGGTGTAAGTTGGCCGAAGCTAAATTATCTATCGTAAGAGAGGCTTTGCAAGGTGTTTTAACGAAAACAAAATAAGCATTTAATGATACTAAGTGGCAACAACGAGCAGCTACCGCCGAAGCAAAATTAGCATCCTTCAAACTAGGTCTCCGCAATTTAACCAAAATAGTTTCTTTATTAACTTAAATAATTACAGATTAAATAGTTATGAATAACGCTCTCCGTATTATCCTAGTTGTCATAGGGATTACCCTTGTCGTGATGGCAGGTGTAGCTGTGTATTATCTGCATAACTTATCGGCTGATATTTGCTCCATCCACAAGCAGGAGACTCATTATGTGTATGAGTGGCGAGAAATACCAACATTACATTTCGGCGACTTAAGCAAAAGCCTTATAATAGAGTCCCACAAAAAAAGAGGAACTGCTAATTGGGAAAAGAAAGCATGGGAAGAAATTAGAAGGGTTGATCTCAATGGATGGGAGTATGTTGGAACTTTGGTATCGTCGGAAAACAAAATTATTGTACTTGTCAAAAAACGTGTTATCGACGTATGACACAGCGCAACACACTGATCATAAATTTCATATCTCTAACAAACATAACAAATTTATAATAAATTTGTTGTGGCGTTAGAGAGAGGCATTTGAGCGAGCTATGCTCGCGTCCGATGACCAACACATATACCATGCTGCACGGGGACTGCATGTCCCTGATGTCGACCATGCCGGAGGCATCCTACGATGCCGTGATTACTGATCCGCCCTACGCCAGCGGAGGCCTCTCTACGGCCGCCAGGGATCGAGACCCGCGCGTCAAGTACCAGCTGTCCGGAACCCGTAAATATTACCCGACATTTGCCAATGACAACCGCGACCAGCGTACCCACCTGATGTGGTCCGTGCGGTGGATGGAGCAGGCCCTGCGCCTGACGCGCCCCGGCGGCTGGCTGATGGTATTTACGGACTGGCGTCAACTGCCCCTGACCTCGGACGCCCTGCAGATTGCCGGCTGGACGTGGAGAGGCATCATCCCCTGGGACAAAACGGAAAGCTGCCGACCCCAGCTGGGGCTGTACCGCAACCAGGCCGAGTACGTCCTGACCGCCACGCACGGAGGATACGACAAATCCGTCAGGCTTTGTCCTCCGGGAGTGGTGCGCGAGCCGATCCGCCCCAGGGATAAGCTCCACCTGACGGGCAAGCCGGTCCCTCTGATGGAGCACCTCATGACCATCCTGCCGTCCGGCTCGCGCATTTTGGACCCGTTTGCCGGCAGCGGCACCACGCTGGTGGCGGCCCGCAACAAGGGACACACGGCCGTGGGCATTGAGCTGTCGTCCGACTACCACCGTATCGCCACCGACCGTCTCGGTCTGGTTCTGCCGTCCTGACTTCCCGCACGCCCCCTGCAGCATCCCTGCAGGGGGCTTTTTTTGCCAGCCGTTAGAGAGGGGCTCAACATTGTGGTAAGGTCGAGGCATGGACGACAAGACGCTCAAACGCTGGGCCTCCGGGCCGCTCTGTACCATTGCCCAGGCAGCGGCCCTGCTGGGAGTATCCTCGCAGACAGTCCGGCGCATGGTGCTGCATGGCCATCTCATCGCGTGGCGTCCCAATCCGGCGGGCCAAAAGAGGCTGCTCTACCGCCGTCAGGTGGAGGATTTGGCGGCGCATAGCCAGAGCCGTGCCATCCGGCAGGCCCGCCTGATGCAGGATACATTCGATTTTTTTTAAGCCAAATGCAACAAATGCGCCAAACGCGCCAAACGCAACAGAGGGTTGCCGGAAATGGGCTAAGGTGCCCTCATGAACAACAACCCGCTTCCTGATAATACTGGTGCGCATGACGAGATCCCGGCTCCGGGTGGAGCCGGGAATACCGTCACCGGAAAAACGCCTTTTTATCTGTCCAAATACTTTTGGACCAACCTGGCAGCCTTGCTGGCTCTGATTATCCCCGATGTACGGGCCTGGCTGGACAGTAACCCCATTGAATTTTTCAGCGCCCTTGGCGCGGTCAACATTCTGCTGCAGTTTATAAGCGGCGGCAAATACCAGCTTGCCGGAGAGGATGGCCAGAGCGGCCAGTCCGCAGTGCCGGCCGGCGTCCTCTCTCCATCGCCTGTTACCGGGGAGGACGCCACATCCCCCGTGGAGGACCGGAGTCAGGATCCTGATCAGGATCCGTCGTCCATCCCCCCCAGCTCCGGCTCCTCCTCACCCTTATCCGGGACCTCCCGCCTGATGGTCGTCCTGGGAGCCTTGATGCTCCTGCTGGGCGGATCCTGCAGTACGGACGCAGACCCTGTGGCCGCCAGCGTCAGCCTGAGCGACGGGCAGGTGATAGTCATCCGTGGAGGCACCTCTCTGGTAGTGGACCGCACGGAGCACAAGCTGCTCTGGTCACAGGCCGCCCCGGAGGCAGTTGTGGCTCCGGTAGTACAAGCCACCTCCAAGTGAGCAACTCTTAACTGTCAGCTATCATGATTTACGCAGCATTACAATCCGACACGCTGTCCTGGCAGCGCTCCCTGAAATTCGCCGGTTTTTATCGGGGTCGGCTTGACGGCCTGACAGGCCCGCTGACCCGCAAGGCGGCGGCCCTGTGGCGCGAGAGCCATCAACAGCTCCAGACCCGCTACGGCCGGCTGGACAAGCGCACGGAGGACAATCTGCTTACCCTCCAGCCCCTGGCCGCGCTCAAGGTGCGCCAGATGATGACGGCCCTGCGAGGCCTGGCCGACTGGAAGCTCATCTGCGGCATCCGCACGTATGAGGAGCAGGACAGACTCTACGGCAAGAGGCCCAGAGTAACCAGAGCCAAAGGAGGGCAGAGCATGCACAACTTCGGAATTGCGGGTGACGTCTGCCTGTTTGTCGACGGCAAGGACGTATGGACGCCCAGCGAGGGAGCGAATTCCATCTACAAGCCCGTGGCGGCCCTGGCCCATAAGCTGGGGCTGGTATGGGGAGGGGATTTCAAGTCCATTTACGATCCTGGACACGTCCAGCTGGGCGAGCTGTCCACGGCCACCCTCCATCACGCCTACACCACCGGGTCCGCCACGCTGGCCCAACTGCTCCAGTCATGATGCTCAACCTGATAGCAGACGCCGCCGCAGGCATCTCACCGGAGGCAGTAGGCACCATCCTCGGCGTTGCTCTCGGCTCGTCCGGGACATGGTGGGTGGTCAAGGGCCGCAAGGCTCCGCAGCAATCCGACGATCCCCAGCGCTTCTTGATGGAGGACAAGTACGCGACCCGTGAGGAGGTGGCGGAGCTCAAGGCCCTCCACGCCAAGACCACCGACGACATGCACAAGCGCCTCAACAGTATCACCATCAAGCTCAACGAGATGTCCGGCACCCTTAAACTTATGATTGACATCCTCAAAACCCGCAAGTCCTTATGACCACCCGCGCCAACATCAAGATCACCATCCTGCAGGTCCTCGACCGACTGCCCGCTGCCTATACCCAGCGCGTGTCTGCTCTCCGGGCCGAGGTCTCCCTGGACATGTCTCCGAGCCCAGGAACTGCCGATATCGACCTGGCCATCCGGGAACTGGAGGCCCTGCGCCTGATCACGTCCACCACCTGCCTGATCACCGGCGAGCGCAAGTACGCCATCACCGACGCCGGCCGCGTCCAGCTTACCCAGATATGAGGTAACAGCTAACAGTATTAACGCCATGCTCCGCAAACCCAGACCAGACAGTGTGATCGGCTCCCAGTTGCCCCCCATCATCAAGGACGACGTGGACGCCATGTTGTTTTCCGGCGCGTCTTACAAAGATGTCCAGGAGCGTCTGGCCGAGGATGGAATCAAACTGAGCCAGGAGGCCATCCGCCGCTACTACCACTCCCAGATCCTGCCGGCGCGTCTGGCCCGGCAAAACAAGACGGCCGAGGAACTCAACAAGATCTCCGTGGACGGAGTGGACGAGGCCACCATGAGGGCCATTCGCTCCGCCGCCCTGGACCTGGCCGCCTCCCCGTCCTGCGATCCCAAGGCGCTGAGCATCCTGGTCAACCTCATCCTTAAGGCAGAGCAGCTGGAGCAGGACAAGCGCCGCCTCAAGATGCTGGAGGCCAAGGCCGCCCAGGCAGACGCCGCCAGACAGGTCACGCAATCAACCCTCACCCCGGAGGAGCGCGACGCCAGGATGCGCAGCATCTTCGGCTGTTAGACAGTAACTCACCCACTCCCCATGATGTCCTCCCTGATCACAACGCCGCTGGAGCTGCTGCTGCCTTACCAGGCACGGTGGGTGGCGGACGAGAGCCGCTTTAAGGCCGGCATCTGGTCCCGCCAGTCCGGCAAGGATTTTTCCACGGCGGCGGAGGCGGTGAGGGATGCGATGCTGCGGGCCAAGACCACCTGGATGATCGCGGCCCCGTCCGAGCGCCAGGCCATGGAATCGCTGGCCAAGTGCAAGGAGTGGGCCGAGGCTTTTTCCCTTGCCCTGGCTGCCGAGGAAATCGAACGACAGGACGGCCCCAACACCCTGCTCAAGTCCGGCTCCATCACATTTGCCAACGGCTCCCGCATTTTGGCCGTGCCCGGCAGGCCCGATACCGTGCGAGGCTTTAGCGCCAATCTCGTCCTGACGGAATTCGCGTTTTTCGAGGATCCTGACGCCACCTGGAGAGCCGTGTTGCCCTCCATCACTAATCCCCTCCGGGGCGGCGAGAAAAAAGTCCGGCTTATCACCACGCCCAACGGCAAGACGGGCCGCGGCGCCAGGACATACAAGATCATCTCCGACAATTTGCTCCAACCTGTGGAGGGCCGCAAGCAGCACTGGTCCTGCCATGTGGTGACGATTGCCAAGGCCGTGGAGGACGGACTGCCCATCGACATTGACGAGTTAAGAGAGTCTCTGGACGACCCCATCGGCTGGGCGCAGGAGTACATGTGCGAATTCCTGGATTCCTCCAACGTGCTGCTGCCCTACGACCTGATCGCCACGGCGGAGTCCGCCAGCGCCACGGTCTCCTGCGACCCGGCCATTTACCTGGGAGGCAAGCTGGACCTGCGCCTGGGCATCGACTTTGGCCGCTCCAACGACCCGACGGTCTGCTGGACATTGGAGCGGGTGGGTGACGTGCTGGTCACCCGCGAGGTGCTGGTGCTGCGCAACATGTCCGTGCCGGACCAGATGGAGGTGCTGCGCCACCGCATCAAGGCGGCGCGCCGGGTGTGCTACGACTACACGGGCGTAGGCATCGGTATGGGCGATGTCCTGGTCAAGGAATTCAAGCGCTGGCATCCGGAGGGTCACGAGTTTGGCCGGATCGAGCTCTGCACCTTTACGCCGGCCTTTAAGCGTCTCATCTTCCCACGCCTCCGCCAGGCCTTTGAGGCTCCGACCCGCGTCCGCATCCCGATTGACGTGGAGATTCGCGAGGACCTGCACGCCATGCAGCAGATATTCAGAGGCACGGACTATACCTACGAGGCCCCGCACACCAGGGAAGGACACTCCGACCGGTGTACGGCCCTGGCTCTGGCCCTGCGCGCGGCCGACGGCCACGTGCAGCACCATCTCCCGGCGCCAGGCAGCGGACGCATCATCACCGGCGCTGGACTGTTTGGCGGCCGCTCCCACGGCTCCCTGTTCGGAGGCCGCCCCTCCCTCAACCATCTACCGTCAGCAGCGTAACTCATGATCAAGCGACTTTACAACTACATCCTCCACCGCAGGCTCCATGCAGAGGGCGTGCAGCGGGCGCTTACCGCGCCGGACAAGGCATCCCAGGACAGCAAGCCGGCCATGTTTGCCGCACTCGCCCTGGCCGAGCTGGACAAGGTACGCCGCCGCCAGATTGAGCGCGTGTGCCCGCTGGACTACCTGAGCGTGGATACCATACGGCGCTGCCTGCAGGACTGCCAGCTGGGAGCCTATGCCGAGCAGCAGTGGATCTGGGAACAGATGGAGCGCTACGACGCCATGCTGATGACCTGTATTACCAAGCGGGACGACGCTCTGAGCAAGTACGACTGGTCTATCACGGTCAAGCCGGACCTGGACGACCGCGACAGCCTGCTGGCCGAGAGCCAGCAGCGCACCATTACCGACCTGTGCAACGCCATCGTTAACATGGACGAGGCCATCACCGCCCTGTCCCAGGCGTCCCGCCGCCATTACAAATTCCTGCAGCCCTACGCCGACGGCGATGGCCTGCATCTGCTGCCCGTCGACAACTGGCTGATGTGCCGCGACGGTTACCGTGGACCCTGGGGATACAACCCGAATGCCCAGTTTAGCCGCTACCGGGGGGAGCCGTTGCCCGTGCCTCTGGAGGACCTCATCCTGCGTCTGCATCCCCGGCCCATCGACATGCCCGCCCAGATGCTGGTGCTTAACCGCAGCACGACGCTGGCCCAGTGGGACGTGTTCTTGGAGAGGCTGGGTACGCCGCCGGCATTTTTTGTGCTTCCTCCTGACTGCTCCGAGGAGCTGCGTCAGGAGTACATCAAGATGTCGGCCATGTGCTACTCGGCGGCCACCGGCGTCATCGACCACGACTCCGATATCAAGTCCATCCCGATATCCCAGACGAGCGTCGACCTGTTTGACCGCCGTTACAAGGTAGCCACCGAGGAGATCGCCATGCTGACCACCGCCGGCAAGCTCACAGTCATGACCGAGTCCGGCTCCGGCACCCTGGCCGGCAACGCCCAGGCTGACGGCTTTAAGGCCTGGGCGGCCGGCGAAGCCGACCATATTGCCTCCGTGCTGACGGCCCAGCTGGTCAACCGGGTGCTCGACGAGTACCACCCCGGCCAGCCTCACCTGGTGAATTTTACGCTCTCCTGCGTAGACAAGACCACGCCGGAGAAAGAAATCGCCAACGCCGCCGCTCTGCGCGCCGCCGGCTACGACATCGACGACGCCGAGGTCAGCGAGCGCACCGGCTGGCAGGTGACCGCCGGAGTCTCCTCCTCCGAGCTCTACGCCATCAGGACCGCCGGCTACGCGCCGGAGCAGCGGGCCATGGAGAATGGCGGCAAACGCTCCCAGGAGACGCCCTACACGCTTAACTCCCGCCGCCGCGACGCCATCACGACACTGGCCCTCCACCGCGGCACCACGCTCTGGGAGCCGGCGCGCCGCCGCCTGGAGGAGGTGGTCGCCCACCGCCTGCAAGATATCGACGAGCGCCTGGAACGGGTCACGCTGGAGCTGCTTCCCCTCTCCCCGGATGAGCAGGCCCGTCTCAAGGATGCGCTGCAGGTCCCCGGAGAGGAGGAGATCGTCTCCACCGCCCTCCAGATTGCCCGACGCCTCCAGGAGGCCCGTGACGAGGGGAAACGCCGCGCGGCGGCCGTTGACCCGTCTCTGGCCACATTCGGCCCTGCACGACCCCTGCACGGCGCAAATTCAGCCCCATCCCACGCATGAGCAACTACCGAGACAGATACATCGCCCGCGGCATCCCGGAATTCGACCCGGACGCCTGCGCTCCATACCCCATTGGACAGGTCCCGCAATCAGGCTGGTTCCTCATTGAGCCGGCCGGCACCTACACCATCCCGGTGCCTGACACCTCCATCCCGCCTGCCAAGCGCTGGGACGTGGACGAGGTCATCGACAAGGCGGCGCTGCAGGCCATCTGCGAGGCCTACGACCCGGCTATCAACGGCGGCAACGGCATCCAGGTCAACAACGACCACCTGCATCTGCGCACCACCGGCGACAACCCGGCCCTGGGCTGGTGCAGGGCGCTGGACTACGGATGGGTCGGCGGCCGCCTCTACCAGGCCGCCTACATCTCCTGGGTCAAGGATGCCCACCACGACCTCAACCAGGGCAAGTACTGGGCATTCAGCACCGAGTACAAGCTGGCCGACTACAAACGCGTCTACCACAACGGCTACAGCCCCACGCGCCTGTCCGGTCTGGCCGTCACCAACAACCCGGACCACGAGGCCCAGCCGGGCATCATCCTCCAATCCGCCGCGGGCGACGTGGTCGTCCACAGCCGCAGCGCCTCCATCCTCCAATCCACAACCATGAGTACACAAACAGCAACACAACGGATCCTGCACTCCGAGGGCAATCCCGCCCCCGAAGATGAGGAAAAGAAGCAGCAAGAAATCAACGCCAACAACGACAATCCCCCTCCTGCCACCACAGAAGAGGAAAAGAAAGACGAAACCAGCGCCAACAACGACACCGACCAAAAGGACGAAACCAGCTGCAACTCGGATGACGAGGGCTGGCTGGGCCTCGTCAACAAAATAGCCGGGGTGTGCGGCCTGCCCGACACGGCCACCGGAGACGACATCCTCAAGTACGTCACCGACCTCAAGACCGACTTTGACCTCCTCAAGCAGCAGGCAACAGAGTCCAACGGAGGCACCCAGGCCCACAGCAGGGCTCCCCTCACGCGCCAGCTGCACAGCAACCGGGGAGGCCGGCGCATGGACCGCGACGTCACTCCCGCCGGGGTGGTCATCCACCGCACGCCGGAGGGCAAGGCCGTCAAGGTGCCGCAATCCGACATCGACCTGGTGACCCACTGCCGCCAGGCCGTGGACGCCGAGATCGTCAGACACGGCCGCCAGCTCACCCCTGGCGAGTACGACCGCGCCTGGTCACGGGCAGCGGAGGAATTCGCCTCCGCGCGCCGCAAGTAACTCCAATCTCAACACCTAACTCTAATTAAAATGATTATCAAGCAAACACCCGTAGAACGCCGTCTCTGGGCGTCGGGCGCCATCGGCACCGACAAGAGCGAGGGCAAGCTGGTCAAGGCATCCGCCGACGGCAAAACCATGTCTCTGCTGACCTCCGCCTCGGATATCCCGGACGGCGTTGTCAGCAACCCTGACGGGCGCGACGGAGCCGACGGCAACGGCGGCGATCTGGTCCGTATGAGCCATCCGGGCATTGTCCAGGTCCGCCTCAACGACACTCCCGGCACCATCGAGGACGGCACCGACCTGGTGGCCTGCGCCGACGCTACCGTCAAGGCGGCCACCGGCGCGGCCGGCGAGGTCGTCGTGGCCAAATCCGTAGCCCCCAACACCAGCGGCCAGGGAGGCTGCCTCCATGACGCCATCCTCGTCGCCAGGCCGGCAGCCACACCGGAAGCCGCTTCCGACAATTCCTGACCATTAACTCTTACCTCTTAACGACTACATAGCATGAGTACATCCGCAACCTACGCCGTCAACCTGCCGCTGACCAACTACATCATCGGCTGGTACGGCACCCAGACCCACGACCCGGCACGCTTCCTGGCTCCCGGCGTCAAGGCCCCCGGCCTGCTGACCACCTACAAGCGCTATCTGCGCCAGGACGCTTTTGCCGCCTCGGACACCCGCAGGCCCATGTACGACTCCCCCCGCACTATCGACATCCGCGGCGAGGACGTCCCGGTGATGCTGGAGGAACACGCCCTCAAGATCGGCATTGACGACCGCGAGCTGCTCGGAGCGGTTGACGCGGAAGTTTACCGCACCAGCCTGCGCCAGGCCAAAACCCGCGCGCTGGCCCGCCGCATGCTCATCTCCCACAATAAGGAGGTGTTTGACTACGCCAACTCCGTCATCCCCGGCATCACGTCGGTGGACGGCATCACGGAGGCCAACAAATGGAGCGACCGCACCAAGCCCGTGGTCAGCATCCTGACCAGCCTCATCAACAAATTCGCCGTCAACAACGGCGTCTATCCCAACCGCATCCTGACCACGCGCGACGTCTGGGCGGACATCCAGGCCAACACGGAAGTCCAGACCATGATGGGCGAGATGGGCCGCAAGGTCCTCACGCCGGAGACGCTGCTGGAGCTCATCGGCCTGCAGGGCGACGACATCCCGCCGGTCAGGGTCATGCGCACCATTGCCTCCTACAATCCCGGAGGCACGGGAGGCGCGGAAGTGGACAACGTCAATATCGTGGGCAGCAACATCTATCTGTTTTACGCCGACGACAATCCGTCCCTGGACGACATATCCGCGCTCAAGACGCTCAACCTCGCCGGCGACGACATGTACAGCACGGTGGAAACCTATCGAGATGAAGACATTTCCACGGAATGGCTGCGCGTGCGCGGCCATCACAAGGTCGTGTTCGCCGCTCCCTCGGCCATGATGCGCATGCAGATCGCCTGATGCAGGATGGAGTGTGGAGAGCCGGGAGTTGTGATGCTCCCGCCTCCATGCTCCCTCTCAACTCTCCACTCTTAACACTCAATTTTTCATCAAGATGACAGCCAAGAAATCAACCAAGACCAACAAACCTGCCCAGGAGATGGACACCACCACTCCTGATCAGGACAAGGCCACGCCGACCGTGGAGGACACCGCTGCCGAGGCATCCGCATCGGAGCCTGCAGCCAATCCCGCCAATCAACCAGCCGTAGAGCCCGCCACTGACTGCCCCATGGGCGACAGCGACTCCGGGGAGGCAGGAGACGATCCCAGCCCCAACATGACCAGTCACGAGTACGATGACCTGCATGGTCTGACCTCCAACATCCATGACGACAGCGACTCCGGGGAGGCAGGGGACGATCCCGGCCCCAACATGACCAGTCACGAGTACGATGACCTGCATGGTCTGACCTCCAACGTCCATGACGACAGCGTCTCCGGAGAGCAGCCTCCCCTCGCCATCCTGACCGCCAAGCGGCTCGGCCTGTCGCCCAGACAGCACATCACATCCATCATCGCCGGAGGCGTGATCAGCGGCATCCTGGCCCGGACCAAACCCTACGAGATGCTCGACCTGCGCAAGGCGGCCGAGGCCATCGGCATGTGCGACGCCATCGTCGAGATGATCCTGCACCTGGACGATGCCGCCCCGGAGGCCCCGGACGAGCAACCCGTCTCCTGACTATTAACCGTTGCCTGCCATGAATCACTGGATCACCTTGACGGCGGATATGCTCCTGGAGGTTATCGACCAAGCCGAGCTGGATGCCATCACGGCCGCCGATACGGACGGTTCTGTTGTTGACGGCATCATCCAGGACGTGACGGCCTCCGTGCGCGAGGCTATCGCTGCCAACCCCGCCAATGTGATGGACCTCACGAGGGACACCATCCCCCGCACCCTCAGGCCGGAGGCTCTGGACATGATTGCCTGGCGGCTGCTCAAGCGGTTTGCCGTGGCAGTCAGTGAGTCCCGCGACAAGGCCGCGACTTCCGCCCGCGAGCGTCTGGAGGCGGTCCGGGCCGGCACCCACCGGGTGATCGGTCCGGACGGCCGCATGCCCGTGCCTCCCGGCAAGCGTCCTTATGTCCAGGGACCGCGTCCCGCCTACGGTTCCGGAGCGCCCGGATTATTTCCTTCCCCCCGGCGGAGGAGGTAACAGTAACTCAGCCTTTCCCACTCAGCAATGCCCTCTCCCTCGGATTACATGCGAGCCAAAATCACGGTTCCTGCTGCCGGCATGTCGTCGGCGGACTGGGACGGCGTGGATCCGGACATCCGGGAGCGCTCCTATTGGACGGCCAGGGAGGGATGCTATGCCCGCGTGCAGGGATTCCGCGACCGCTGCCAGGGGATTGTGGACGGCAACCTGTCCGAGGCGGACGCTCTGCGCGAGGTCCGCGCGATGCTGCGCGCCACCGGCTACCAGCCGGAGCCGGGCACGGAGGGTACTATCCAGGACCTCAACTCCGACGCCCGCCAGCGTCTCATCCTGGACACCAACGTCGCCATGGTCCGGGAACGGGCCTACCGGGACTCCATGCTGGGGTCGCTGGCCTATCCCGCCCAGCGCCTGGTGCGTATCCGCTACAGCCGCCAGCCCAGGGACTGGGACGCCCGCTGGAGGGAGGCGGCGGCCGCCGTCAACTACGAGGGCGTGGCTACCGACGGCTCCCACATCGCGCTGCTGACCTCGCCCATCTGGCGCAAGCTCAGCCGGTTTGATCTGGATTACCCTCCCTTTGATTTTAACAGCGGCATGGGGGTGGATCCGGTCGACTACGAGGAAGCTCGACGCCACGGCCTCACGATTCCGGAGGCGACGCTGGAGGGAGCTGACGGCGAGTCGCTCAACGCCAGCCTGGAGGCGTCCATTGCCAGGATGGACGGCGACCTGCAGCAGGCATTTGTCAATGCGCTGGAAGACTGCGTGGAGGTGGAAGGAGACCGCGTCTACTACACCGACCCCAACGGCACCCGTCCGGTGCATTGGAGCGAGGCGGGCAAGGTTATCTGCGGGCAGCGTCCTCCCGTCATCCCGGACACCCAGGCCAGAGCGATGGTTAAATTCGTTGAGGATCAGCGCCAGTTTGACCGGGCGCAGCGAGGCGTCCAGGGCTATGCCACCCAGGAAGAGTGGGACGCCCTGTACAACGCGGTCACCCGGATCCAGCCCACCGACGTCAAGGAGAGCGGCACGCTCTATCGCGGCATGTCGATCCCCCCCAATGATGTTGACAGGTTCCTGTCCCGCATCAGGCGCGACGGCTACCAGGCGCTCCCCACCAAGATGGTGGACAGCTGGTCGCGCGCGGAGGAGACGGCGCAGCGGTTTGCGGGTGGCGGCAAACCGGGCAACGAGCGGGTCATCCTGGTCAACGAGGACTACCGGTCCGGCCACCGCATCGACGCCGTCGTCCGCGCCCTCCAGGAGCAAAGGCGTCTTGTCAACAAGACCGACAAACATCCCCACACCAATGAGTCGGAAGTCTTGTTCCTGCAGGCCGCGCGCCACCAGGTCAACAAAATCGTCCGGGGGAGGGACGGCACACCCACTTACGTCTATGTCAGCGAGCAGTAATAACAGATCAGCCCTTGCGGCACTTGCGCCGGTTCTGGCGGCCGTTGCCATGACCATTAGCCGGCCGGTCCGTACCGCACCAGCAGGGCACATGCTCGCCGCGCTCAACAGCCCGGCGCTGATACTGCGTCAGCTCTGTCCATCGCAGCTTGCGCGGTGCGGGAGAATCCTGCTCTCCAGATCGGCCGGGAGCGCGCAGGTACTGCAGCCACAGCGCCATCTCGCGCTTGCCGATCTTGCCGTCCATTCCGCTCATGTCCCCCTTATGCCCCAACCCTCAACCCTTGTCAACTCATGATCAGGTTACACGTCGATGTGATTGGCCTCCAACGGCTCCCTCTGGCTCCCGCTATCCGCGCGGAGATGGTGGCCGATGTGGCCAGGGCCGCCCGCCAGGCGGTGAGGGACAGCTTGCAGGCCATGATCGACCGCACCCAGTCCCAGGGATTCTGGGGCAAGGCCAAGCAGAGCGTCAACCCTCCCGTCATCCGGGACAACAAGGCCACCATCGACATCACCCACACAGGCGTACGCCTGCAATGGCTGGGAGGCACCGTCAGACCCACCGGCCGCAGGTCGGAGGTGACCGGCCGTCCCATCAGGAGCCTGCTCATCCCGTTTAAGGATTCACCCCTGCGCCGGCGCTCCCTGGCCAGCCTCCACCTCCCGGAGGAGGAGGTCATGGTCCTGGGCGACGTCGATACCGGCAACGCCATCCTGGCCCGCGTCAGGCAGCGCAAGCGCCGCAACAGGGACGGCCATTACCAGGACGTCACCCCGCTGGGAGCCCTGGTCAAGTCCGCCACCATCCCGGCCCATCCGGAGGTGATGCCCTCCCGCGAACAGATGCGCGAGTATGCCGTGCGCGCCGCCACGCTGGCGCTCAACCGCCTCCTGGCCCAGGCCGACGGCAACTCCACTCTCCACTCTTAACTCACTAATCCCCATACAATGGATAAAGACTACAAACTCGCCGAGCATCTCATCGCCCACCTGCAGCAGGACGACGTCCTGGCTCCGATGGTGTGCCCTACCGTGTGGGACGAGCAGGAGCAGATCGACGCCATCAACCGCGCGGCCATGGGCAGGCCCGGCAGCGTCGCCGTCACTCCGGCAGGCTACGTCCCTCTCTTAGAGATGGGCGTCAATGCTCCGATGGTGCGCATGCACGCCGTGCTGGCCGTGAGCTGTTTTGCGCGGGATGCCGGAATGCCGGGCGGCGTTCCTCCCCTCCGTTGCCTGTCCGGCATGGTGGGGCGGACTCTGCATGCCGTCCGCCTCTGGGATCCGGTTGTCGACCGCGTCTGCTACGACACTCCCTCCGTAGCCTCCGTCGAGGACTACGACATGACTAAAAGCAGGCTGACCGGCTTCCGGGGCCGGGCCGTCATCCTCTACGCTCCCGTCAACTTTTAATTTTTTCCCATCCTCACCTACAACACACAACCATGGCTAAGACCAATACAACCAACAATACCGATACGACCGGCACGACTCCGCAGGCTCCCGCCCAGGAGGAGACGCTGGTGTTAGTCCGCGTGACCAAGACGGGCACGCTCATCAACGGCGCTTACGGGCGTGCCGGCGCTACCGCCAGAGTGACAGCCTCCCAGGCCAGGTCTCTGGAGGCGGCCGGGCTGGCCGTCATCGTCGGCGTGTAACTGCCAACCATTAACCCATCACCAATCACTGATATGTCCAGATTTATTATCCCCGGCCTGATCATCGGCTCCAAGGTCAGCATCGCCAAATTCGGAGCCGTCATCGGCAGCGACGAACCGTCCAAGACCGTGTCCGCGGACTGGCTGCCCGTCCCCCCGACGGCGGAAGCCCCCGGCCCCTGGCTCTATATGGGCAGGATACGCACCAGCAACCCTCAGATTGAGACCAAGACGGGCGAGATTGAGGGCACCAACGACGGCGGCACTTACGAAACCGAGGAGCTGCAGCTGACCACCAAGCGCAAATTCCTGTTTGCCAGCAACTACATCACCCCGGAATTCCTGCAGCTCTCCTTTGGCCTTGCCCAGGACTGGGGCACGGAGCAGGTGGTCTTTGGCTCCGGCTCTCCGCAGATCGACGTCTATGTCTATACCGAGTGGACGGACGCCTACCGCGACGGGGCCAGAATCATGAGCGCCTGCATGCAGGGCCGCCTGCGCCTGGTCAACCCGGCCAAGGCTGCCTCCGATCCGTCCCTGGCAGAATTCGAGCTCAGCGTCATCTACAATCCGCTCTGCAAGCTGACCCCTGACGAGGACTACGCGGGAGCATAATCCCGTCCTCCCCCCGCGGCGGCGTCCTTTCCGCCGCGGGGAAACACCTCTTACGCCTAATCACTGATACCTGTTATGCAACTGCTGATTGATCTGGCCACCATGGCCGTCATGTTCCCCGGCGGCATCCCGGCCACCGACTTGTCCCTGGTGCGCGGCGACAAGATTCCCCTGCGCGTCACGCTGCTGGATGAGGGCGCTCCGGTGACTCCCTCCGGCGTCAGACCGGCGCTGGCCGTCAAGACCGCCCTGGGAGACGAGACCCTGGTGCTGGCCGCCACCAATCTGGAGCCGGTCGATGATGCTCTGGGGCCGGCTTATGTCGGGAGCCTGTCGGTCAACACGACCCAGTTGATCGAGGCCATGGGCAGCGCCGCGAGCATCGACCTGATCGGAGAGGTGGTCCTCATAGCCGGTGATGGTTCCCAGCGCACCTCCTCCCTGATCAGGGTAACCGTGCGCCAGGACATTATGCCGGCGGATGTTATCCCTCCGGAGGATGTGCTGGCCGACTGGTCCGCACTGGTAGCCGACGCCCTGGCCGCGCAGCTGCCGGATGCGCTCAAAGAGGCGGGAGTGGAATTGGAAGCGGCAACCGGGCAATCCACCTTGTCCAGCGGGGACGCCGCCGACACCTGGACCATCGTCGGAGGCTACGCATTCACTTGGGGAGACGAGATACTGGCCGGGCATCTGCCCGACAGCTGCCGCCTGAAAAGCATTTCCACCGTGTATTTTTTCACCGACCCCGCCCTGAATCAGTATTGCCTGCGTGTCTGGAGGCTGACGGACGGAGCTTACAGCCTGATTGGGACCTCCGCCTATGTGTCCAACCTGTCCAGCGGCCAGACGGCCACGTGGGTATTTACGCCGGGCGTTACATTGCAGCGCGGAGACAAAATCATCATCCAGGTGTGCGAGGGGACGGAGATGACGCCCTACGCGCTGGGCATGCACGCCGTCCTGACCCCTTCCGTCCCCGGACGCGGTTTGATCACGGAGGTGTCCAACCCGCCCGCCGTGAACGGCACGATGGCCCCGCTGATGACCGTGGTGGTGGACTATGACGACGGCATCACCCTGGGAGGGGTGGAGCTGGCTACCGCGCGGCAGCTGGACAGTCTGGGGCGGGATGTGCGCCAATCTTCCGCGACCGCCGAGACTGCGGCGCGGACGGCTGGCCAATCCGCCACCACCGCGTCCACGTCTGCCGATAACGCCGCAACATCCGCCACGGCCGCGGCCAACTCCGCGACGGCGGCGGCTAACGCCCTGGCGGCCATCCCTCAAGTGGACGCATCAGGCAACATGACGATTCCCGGAGGGCTTACGGCGGCGGGGGCCGTCAACGCTAACGGCGGCATCAACATCCCGCTTGCCGTGGGCGCGCCGACTGATACGTCAGCGGTCAACTTTTTTTATGCTATGGGTCTGGCAGGAGCCGTACAGGCGTTGATTCAGCCTTTGTACCTCAAAACCAGCTCCATGCCCGTAGTGGGGGCCGGCACTACTTCTGTTCAATATGCCGGACTTTATGCAACCAGTTCAACGTCGGCAGCCTCCGGATCTCCTGCACACAGTACGACCACGTTTACCTTTGAAGGACCGCAGGGCCAGCATAATTACAGTTCTTTCGCGGGATTTTCGATACCGCTGTCCGGTTCAACAGCGTCCAAATTTACCTTTGGATTAGGCCGCGGATCAAAAACGGTAAGAGGCGGCCTGACGATGGATTCATTTTCCATGATTCCGGGCAATAATCTGGCCGTCAATTACGGAGAGATTATCGACATCACAACCACAGCGGTCCGTGATGCTGTCCGGGGAGGTTACGTGCTTAGAGTGCGGGAGATTTATTACGTCTCTTCCGGTGATTCATGGCAGGTAAAAACTACGGAAAGTTTTATTCCCGCAACTCAAAACCACCCATTTCCCGCCTGCCTCAACAGGCTCATTTTCATGCAGGAGGGGCTTGCAAGCATGTCGTCATACGAGGGGAAAGCGTCGCTTTATATTGAGCTGGGGGGAGGGCAGACAAACACTTTGTTCAAAATAGCCGCCCTCAGAGGCGTTTCAGGATTCGAAGACGGAATGGGGTTCAGCACGTTGGTGGCGGATGTGGAAAATCCCAATTCCTGGACTTCCTCGGTTCGCACGGGAGCAGGCAGCCGCTACCTTTATGCCAATGGGTTGCGCAATCCAATGTACGCTGCATTGGAAGCAATGGCCGTCAATGCCATTGAATCCGAGGAAACGGCGGATTTTGAAGATATTAACGAGACTCTCTAATGATGACCAACGCAGAAATACAAATACAATTTCCCCAGCCCGGCAACTGGCAGGAATTCTCTCTGACGCCCATCTATCAGGACAAGGGCGGTTATAGACCTCCGGCCCGCTTTAATCAGGACGAGATACCAGCCGACCATGCCCCGGCAATGCAGGCGGTAGTGGCCGCGTTGGTTGGATTGTCGGAGCCGTGGAAGGCCGTTCAGGTGTGGGCGAGACTGAAAGAGTTTTATGCGCCGGAAGAGGATGATCCTGTGCGAACGGTGGAAACCGTGGATTTGACCGTTGAGGCCGTCCATGCGGAGACCAAAGGCCGCAGGATTTTTACAGTCTCGGACTACCCGGCTTTTATCATCACGGACCCCGCCGCCGTGGAGTTTTTCAAGTTTTTCACGACGGCATCCAATCGTTAATCACTCATATTCCATTACTAATCATGCACTATCTGTCTCTTGATACGGTCATTTACCGTCCGGACGGCCTCCGGGATATCGTGCTGTGCCAGTACGACGACGTGATGGCGGAGCTGGTGGAGGTCAAGCCCTCCGTCCAGCTCCAGCGCGAGTTCGTCATCGGCAGTCCCTGGATGCACCAGGCGTCAAGGGGCAACGCCTCCCTGCAGATGTCTTTTACGGTGGTGCGGGCATTTACGACGTTCGGACGCGCCCGTGCCTGGGGGCTCGACCTCCAAGAGACGCTCACCCTACACCCGGAGGGAGCCGTTACCTGGTTGTCCTGCTATTTCCGGGGCCGTCCGGGCCGGACCAGATCCTATCACGCTACGGTGGATCTTGCCCAGCCTTTGCCTCTCACGAGCGATCACGATCTCGGCGCGGACGGTCCGAGTATGGGCCGCCGTCCGGAGGACATACGCCTCCCCGGCATGGAGGGCAAGGCCTGGGCCGCCCTGCAGGTATCCCTCACTCTGACGGGAGACATTTCTTAACCATCTATAAACTTTAACTAATAACTATCATATCACCATGGCAGACAAGGATTACAAGGTACAGGTAGGTGTGGAAGCCAAGGCCGACACGCGGGGACTGGATCAGGTCAACAAGGGGCTGGACAAGGTCCGCAGGACGGCCAAGCAGGTCAACGACGAGCTGGACGACAATGCAGCCGCCTCCAATCTGGAAGAGGTGACGGATGCCGCTGAGGAGTCCGCCGAGGCTCTGGATAAGACCAGCGATGCTGCAGAGGGTGTGCAGGAGGCCGTCAGCAAGGTTGGACAGGAGGCCAGGGCCACCGGCGATGAGATGGACAAGGCAGGAAGCAAAGGAGAGGAAGCCGGGCGCAAAATGGAACGGGGAGCCAGGAAAGCAGCGGCTGGACTGGGCGACCTCAAGGCCAAGGTACAGGCGACGTTCAACATCCCCAACGAGCTGGAGGCTGCCTACGGCCGGGGCGTAGCTTGGGGACAGGCCATCCTGGACGGCTGGGAAAAATACATTGAGGGCGTAGACAAGGCCGCCGTCAAACGGGCGCGGGAACTTAAAGACCGGCTGGCCAGGGAGGCCGCCGCGCGCGAGCAGGCCTATACTGACGCGCTGACCAATGCCAAACGCGAGCGCATCTACGACGAGGAGCAGCGCAAAATCACGGCCATTAACGACCTTTACACCCAGCGAATCCAGCTCATCGGCCAGCTGGCCGTCAACCGCACGGCGGAGGTGGACCATGTGGATGCCCTCCGCCAGAAGGAGCTGGAGCTGCAGCGCACCATTGTCAAGACCCGCGAGATCAGAGGGGAAATCAGCAAAGAAACGGCTGCCGCCCTGATGGCTGACCTGGACGCCTCCGAGGCCAAATCCGCTGCCAAGTCCCGTCTGGACCGCCAGCAGATCATGCTGGATGCCGCTATCCAGGCCCGCGACGAGACTGCCAAGCAGGTCCAGCTGATTAAGGCCGAGCAGGAGCAGGCGGCTAAATCCCCCTATGCCGGCATGACAGGAGATGGTTATCTCACGCTCAAGGATCAGGAGGAGAAGTTGGGGCAGCATCACCAGGAGGCCAAGGCTCTTTTACCGAAAGTGGCAAAATGGGAAACGGAAAAGCAACAGCTGGAGAAGAGAATCAATCTGCTGGAAAAAACGCAGGAACTCAACAGGCAGCAGCGGATGAATCCGTTGTTGGGAGCGGAAAAAGCCATCTATGAGACGGAGCGAAAATTACAAAATGACCGAGCCCGGTTGGAACGCATCAACAAAGAGATAGCCTCCGCCAGTGTAGTTATCGACAAAGACAAAGCCCAGCAGTCAGAACGGCAACAGGTTGAAAACAAAATTGCAGCGATTGAGGGGTATTATCGTGCCAACAATCCCCTCAAGCGATATTCTCCAGACCACGACGGCGGCGAGGCGATGAAGGTGGATATCTCCAATGCCATCAAGGAACACGAAACCAGCACAATAGCTCGGAAAGAACGTCTTAAAAATGCTGAGGATCAGCTTAAACTGGACGAGTCCAACGTCACGACCCAGCAGCAGCTTCTGCAGTTCCAGAAGGAAATCAATTCCAAGGAGGCGGCAATCGCTGCCGCCAAGGCCGACCAGGCCAGCGCCGTGGCCGCCGACGAACGCCGCCAGAAAGACCTCGCCGAGCTGGCCAGCCAACGCAAAAAGGTTCAGAAGCGCTGGCGCGAGCACTACGACCAGCTTACAACCGGTCAGGACTATAAGGACCGGGAGACTCCGCAGCTCAAGCGCCTGCTGACCGAGGGGCAGCACATGGCCGATGCCGGCTATATGTCCGAGCAGGACTCCGCGCGTCTGGCCCGGATGCGTGACGAGGCCCTCAAGGGATTGCCCAGGGAGCTGAGAGCCAAGGTCAAGTGGATGGTGGACGACATGATCAAGGGCTATTCCAGAGCCGCGTCCGGAGAGCGCAACCTGCTTACTCCCCTGGAGCGCAAAGATCTGGAAGCTGGCCGGTTCAAGGGCAAGCTGGACAGCCTGGCCGACATCACCCCCAGCCTGACCAAAGATGGAGCGGCCGCCAAAATAGTGGCCATTCTCAAGGACGTGGCCAAGTACGGCGTCCTCAATGAGGCCACCGTCAAGCAGCTGGAGGCGTTGAGCATGCGCATCAACGCGGACGATGCCGCCGGGCAGCGCGTCGTCTCCCTGGTCAGGGAACTGGTCCAGGGCGAGCTGGGCCGTATCCTGACGACCATGTCCAGACCGCAGCCGGCCAGACCCCGACGCGTCACCCCGGAGGGCCGCGATCTGGATGCCGAGGATGAGGTGCGCACGCGGATCCGCGCCGGTGCGCAGGCTCCGCAGCCTCATCCGCAGCCCGCACCCCAGCCTGCAACCGGTCAGGGCTACAACGCCATGATCGGCGAGTTTGCCCGGCAGATGTTTGGACAGGGGGAGACCAGCGGGCGCATCCTGGACGTCATGCAGCAATTTCTGGCTGTCGCGCGGCAGTCGGCTTCCCAGGCTTCCCTGTACGACGCCCGGCTGAGAAAAATGGAGCAGGAGGTAGCCACCCTCCAGTCCCGCGCCAGATTCGGTCGTTAA